GTTTACATCTGTGCTCGAGTTTTCTTGGGTCAATGTGGTGGTGATGATTGCGCTGAGGGTATTTGGATGAGAGGTGAGCATGGTATCCTTTTTAGCCCGGAAAGGAACATGCCGACATATAATTCTCATCCTGATATAAATTGGATTTTGGACCGCTCGTGTGAAGAGATTGACGTAGCCCCGCTTGATCTTTGCGGGCCGTATCAAATTACTCGTTGCACGTTGGCGGTTCCTGGAGCTGTTGCTTTGCTTCCGGCCAATTACCCTCCCGGACGTGTTGTTAGTCGTACGTTGGTTTACTCTTCATTGTGGTCCTTGTTTCGGCGATCCGAAGAACGTTGGGTGCACATGCCAACTTTGTGCATTCCGGCTCGAAAGTTTCTTACTCGATGCACCACTGGTGTTTCTTTGGATTCGTGTGTTTCAATGGTGACCTCGTCCTTTTCATCTGACGCGGTTATGTCTGAAATGGTTCATCGTTTTCCCGACATGTATATACGCGTATTTCAAGACACGGTCCAAGCGTGTTTGTATGACGGTCGTACCCAAAGCGTGGAACAGATCTTGTTCTTGCGCCGTTGGTTCGCGTCTGATGAAAAGGCCTTAACGGCCGCCCGTAGTGTTGCTCCTTTAGTTCCTACTTGGTTTGTGTTACCTGATAGAATTTCGACTTTGCCTTGGTTACAAGTGTTGTTCGCAATTTTGTTCGTTTTCTTTTTGTATTGGTTGGAGAGCAATTTGGATTGTTTCGATCAGTATGGTAATTTGCAGGTTCCGACTCTCTTGGTAAAAATTTGGACATGTTTTGTGATTTTTCTCCGCCAGGCCAGTGCCAGTTTTGCCTGGTCGTGGTTTGGGCCCTCTTGGGCCAAGCACGCTTGGTGGGCGGAAGAGATTTCGAAAATTATTTTGCCCAAGTTTAGTGGCGTGATGTGTTCCGTCGAAATTTATCGTAAGAAAGGTTCTAATCGAGTTGTATCTTTAGCTTTCCATTCATTTACCTTCTGGTGCTATTTTGTGTTTGGCTGGTGGGCGCTTCCCTTCTGTGTAGCGTTCCATTGGCTTTGGAATTGTAGCAGTTATAAGCAAGATTTGTGGGAACGTTTTGTTGAGCGATATGAGTTGGGCGTGAGAGATGCAGAATGCTCCCAGCTTATCAATCTTCCGTTAGGGACTAATCTCCCGCCTTTCACCACCGCGACTACCTCGAAACCTAAAGATTTTCGGGGGAGTCTTAAGATTAGAATTGGTGGTGAAGACACGGCGATTGAGGAAGCTTTGGAGCGTCTTCCTGTTGGAGGACGCAATCTCACTTGGCCGTTGATGGCTACGAATGGAATGTTATGGCAACCAGCTAATAATGCCCGCAATTTGTTGGCGGCGGCTGTTTGGCGTACCCACAATGATCCTTTTGTGGGTTTTCCTGACAATGAAGAGCGTCATGGAAATTGGGAAAAATTGAAAGTTGTGTTTTCTTTGTTGTTGGACAGCGAGGTTCGAACGTTGTTGACTGTTGATGATTGTGCGAGACTTATGGGTAAGCGTGGGAATCGTATATTGGCTGCTTATGAAAGGGTCAAAGAAGGCAGCTTGAAGAGTTTCTCCAAGACTATAACTTTGAAATGGAATGAAACTTTGCCAGTTGACAAGAATTGCAATGGTATTTTGACTTTGAAACCGCGAGCTATCATCAACTTGGACCCCCGTTTACACGCCATGATGTCGCCTTGGTCTAGGGCGATGACAGACGTGATGCATCAAATTTTTGACGGTAAGGCTGTGCTGATCAACGGCACTTCCGTCAGACTCTTCTTTGCAGCTGGTTATGACCACGGCCAATTATGTGACCTCGCTGGCTATTTCGGAGGCGACGACGTGGTGATCGCTGCTTCAGGAGATGACTCTGTAGTCTCATGGGGCGGATACTTAAAAGGCGCCATGATACCTTATGCTGAAGCTGATCAGTCGAAGTTTGACCACACCCAAGATCAGGGGCCATTATCTCTATCCCAGTTCTGGATGGGAAAATTAGGAGCTCCTTCTTGGTTTTTGGAAATGGTTCGGTTTTGCTGTTCGGCTCCGTATACTTCCCGGAAACACGATATGACGACTTTGGGTGAGGCAGGTACTCAGATGCCCACCGGAATTACTGTCACTACACTGTTGAACTCAATGGCCACTTTGGCTATGTACATGTACGTTATTGACAACAAGTCGAAAGATGTTGTCGCGAGTGCACGTGAGTTGGGTTTCGACGTTAAACTTCACGAATATTATGAGGTTAATCATGTCACCTTCTTGAAGGGTTGGTGGCAGTACAGTGACAATGAGCTGGTGTGGCTTCCTCTTCCAAGTGCAGTAGTAAAATTGGGAAAGTTGATTCGTTCTCCCTTGGAAATTGCCCAAGTTAAAAATTGGGAGATAGCTTATTCTCGATGTGCGTTTGCATTGGCTAGTAGTTACGGTCTGGTTCCTTTTGAATATCCGATTTTGGGACCTTTTCTTCGTAAAATGCTGCAATTAGGCAGCTCCGATGTTCGTGTCAGAGGCCTTGGATTACTTGAATCTTGGAAGCCAAATATTGAGTGTAGTATTAATTTGAATCTCGAGCGTTGTTATGAAGCTTTCCAGTCTCGTTATGATTTTGAGATTGGAGACATTTCGCGTTGTGAAAAACTAATCGAAAGTGTTGATCGTTTTCCTTGTTATCTTGAAGATTCAGTGTTCCTTAAACTTTCCGTAGTTGATTATTAATTCCTTTCCTAACCAGGGCAACAGCGTCTAGGTGCGCAGGGGTAGCGAACCCCCCCTTAGTGAGCCGGCTTAGCCGACGGGCAGCATATTGAAATATTGCAACTGTGTAGCCTATGACCAACAAAACACGTAATGCAAGACGTCGCGCCGCGCGTCAAGAGAAGAAGCAATCAGTCGACCGTGTCGCAGGACAGGGCGATTATTATAGTGAAAAGATGTTACCAATGTTACGTCGCCTTATGCCACCTGGTACATTCAATAAAGCGGGTGGTAGGGTTGGTAGTGCGCTTGGTGCTTTAGGGGGTTCTACCCTTGGCCCGGCCGGATCAGCTCTCGGTTCCTCCGTTGGTTCACGAATCGGAGGCCGTTTAGGTCAGAGTCTTTCACGCTTGGTAGGGTTTGGTGATTATGAAGTAGTCACCAATAGTTTAGCGAAACTTGGTGGAGTTATACCCCCCGGCGAAGCCATTCCGAGCTTCGGTGTAATGGGCGCGTCAACCCGTGTCCGGCACCGTGAGTATTTGGGTGATATGGTCGTGCCGGCCACTCCTACAGCATTCAATTTATCCACTTATACCGTAAACCCTGGAGATGTTTATACTTTTCCTTGGTTGTCTAGTATTGCCGTGCAGTATCAACAGTACAAGTTCGATGGTTTGATTTTCGAGTTTAGAACGTTGTCATCTGACATTACGTCGGGTGGGGCGCTCGGAGCCGTTATTCTAGCCTCGAATTATGATGTTGTGCAGCCGGCTTTTACTGACAAAATTCAGATGGAGAATTCTCAGTATGCTGTTTCTACCAAGCCTTCGTGTTCGATGATTCATACAATGGAATGTGCCCCTGGGCAGGTGGCAAATAATCTTTACTATGTTCGCAACACTGGTCCTAGTGTTGTAGCTGGTCAGGATAATAGGTTCTATGATCTCGCCAATTTCCAAATCGCAACCCAAGGATTGCCAGGTTCGTCTGGGCAGGTTCTTGGTGAATTGTGGGTCAGTTACGATGTGCAACTTTTCAAGCCTATCATCAATGAAGCTTTTGAAGGGGCCTTCGTGACTGGCGTCACGGTTTCGAACACTGCGATTTATGGAACAGCGCCAACGGTCCAAGGAAATGTTGTCACCGCCACGGGTAGCACTCTCACATTTTTAGTACCTGGTCAGTATCTGGTAAGCGTTTTAGTATTGGGTTCTGGAATAATTTCCGGAGCTCTTAGCGGAACTGCAGCCGGAATAACTCAGGTAGCTAGTGTATACCCAGCCTCAGGTCTTTCAGGCACCGTCGAAGTAGCAGTCAAGATAACTGCACCCAATCAAACTCTCACTGTAAATTTCTCAACAGCCACTACTGTCACATCAGGGCAGGCGCTGGTTTCTCTCTTCTCTTATGCATTTTCACAGTAAACCCCATCTTTGTCTACATTTCTGGGGATAACGTAGGACCTGCC